TCAAAGTCTTTACGAGGAATTATGTCAAATATTGTATAGCAAATGCTCGTTTTATCCACACTGTCGGAATTGAGAATACCGGTTGCTACCCTGAACGCTTCATTGTCGCTCATATTACCCTTGTCCTTGAGCGTAAGCTCACCATCCAAAACCATATCGTTTTGGTCAGCCCAGCGAAGTGACGATATGATATGCTCGACGCCTGTGTATGGAGAACCACTCCTTGCTATGAGCTGTCCGTTATAATATGTAGCTCGAACTCCGTTGAGCTTCTGGGTGAGCCAGAAATGTTCGCCCTCTTTAAGTGGATATTTGTCCAGAGGATAAGCCTGCTGAACCTCCCACTCGGGAATCAGGTTTGGGATAACCTTGTTGACTGTTTTAGCGGTAACCCCGAGACGGAGGGTTTTGGACAGAAGCTTTATGTAGAGTTCCCTTTCATCTTCCGTATAGTTCATGAACAGCAGTGCACGGACTTGGCGGGAAGTATAGTTGTCTATACTACGTAACCGAGAGAGATGCTCACAGCAGTCAAAAATGTCAGTGTAGCAAGAAACCAAAGTTATTTGTGTGTTGACTTCAAATTTCTCTCTTAACGTCTTTTCAGAAAGATTATATGATATCAATGGGTTAAGAGCGAAGTATAGAAACTTTCTGAAATATTCATCGTTTGCATGATTTCTTATGAAAAGCTGCTTTTCTGTTACGCCGTTGAGCGATTGTAGTTCTAAAATCGTCCTATAGTTCACCTTTTGTCCTCCTTTGATATATAAGGTAAAAATCCACAATCTCTAAGTGATAGACGTGAGAGTAAAGCTCGAGCACGACTTGGAAGGCCGTTAGGCCTGGAAAGCGTGCTTCGTGCTTTACCGAACGTCTGAATCTTAGACACAATTCTAATTTAGCCTTAAACATTACTCTCGCTGACAGCAGGAGCGGTTGAAGTTATAAAATATGCAACCAATATACATTGTGGATTATTTAATTATGAACTTAAATATTTTGTTAGTTCTTCTGTACTTATCGGGTCGTATGATGAGGTGTCTTCAAACATATCTGGGCAGAAAGTCCAACGCAGAATAAACCCATTGCCGAATAGCACATTCTCGTGCCCCTCAATGGTGGTTATTAAGCCCTCTGATGAAACATTCTTCACACGTATCGAGGTACCACAAAATTGCTTCATTGACTGCGTGAAAAGAAACGGAAAGGTTTTTATGTCTCCGTTTGAATTCACGCCAAACTCCGATACCATGTCTTCCCACTGTCGGAAAGTCAAGATATCTCCGGCATGTATGTCCAAGGATAAATCACCTCTCAAGGAATGCGGATATGTCAATGTATTCATAAGGCTCGTCTGTGGTACTTTCGATTTGTTCTGCCGGTTCTACCATTTGTGCAACGATGATATAACCACCAAAATTGGTTTCATCTGATATTAGACGCCCCATATGGATATTGCTAACCGTGAAAGCTTGTCCGCACAAATGTTCCATCCCCTTAGTAAAACCAATATATATAGGGCTTCTAAACTCCCGAGCCATATCTTCATATTGTCGGATTCGCACTACATCACCGATGTGAATGTCTTCAAGCTTCATTTCTTACCTCATTTGTATCAAAACTCAAAAAATCCCTCAACTCGTCTATACCTATCGGTTCATATGATTCATCAACCGAATTTTGCTCAAATAACGGCTCCAACATATCGGATGTAATACTCCATGTGTGATTAGCAAGATTACTGGTAAAATCATAATTCTCCACTTTCTCTGCTGAATGTATAAGTGTTGTGTCAAGATATGGTTCCATACGGTCAACTGTAAAAGTCTTACCACATAAATATCTCATATTAGGAACAAAATAACTCTTTGAGAGAGCAATGCACCCGTCAGAATCTAATCTGAACTCTGCGAGCATATCGTCCCACTCTCTTACACGCAAAACATCACCAATGTGAATATCCTCAATTTTCATTTGACTATCACCTCTTTGACTGCATTTTCTAAATGGCTACAAGCTCCCTTTCTTCTATGCTGCTGTTAAGATAGTTGTGATTTGCGCTTCCAAGATTCAGATTGCGATAAGCCTCGTCAATCTCTTCCTCGGTGATGCCAATATAGTCAAGGGTTTGTGCGGGAGAAGAGTGACCAAGCATCTTTTGCAGCAACAGCAGCTTTCTGGGGTCATTATGGCTCATCACCATTTGATGATAGCAGAAAGTCTTTCTTAGTGTGTGGGTTGACATCTTGACATTAATATCAAGGTCGTTTGCAAAACCTCTAAGTATGTTATAGATGGACTTTTCGTCCAATGGCTCATTTTTATCCTTGCCATTATTTGAACGACTTCTGAACATATAATCGCTCAGCGAAACATTTGGAGTGTTTTGGAGGTATAAAGTCACTGCTTCGACAACAGCAGTGTTGATGGTTATATAACGGTTCTTCTTCCTTTTTCTTGTTTTGCGCGTCTTTTTCTCAAAAACCGGGAAGCTGTCTTTAAAGGTACTGTTCGGATTTATAAGGTTAGAAAACCTCAGCATACGCAAATCACTTACTCTGAGCCCAAAGTTTATTCCAACAATGAAAAGCATATTGTCACGGAATCTACCATTAGCTATACAATATTCTGAGATTTTCTCAATGTCAGCCATCTGCTTTATTGGCTGAGCGGCATGTTCGGAAGCAAGTTCGCAGGTCACTTCCTCGGTTGCGGGAGAGATTAGCCCGTCAGCAAGCTTGCGACTGCTTGCTCTTAAAGCAGATATATCTATAACATTTGCCATGAGACTTGCCTCCTTTGCTTACTATGATTTAATATCCAGCACAATGAAATTGAGATTATATGAAGATGTTAAGAGATTGATGCGAGGCACCAGCTCAGCTGCCACTGACTCATTTGGTCGTCCTCTTCTTGATAGGGCTGCGCCTTCTCTGTCCCTGATATTTGGCGACATCTCTTGGCGAGCCAGATTGCTTTTCGGGATGGAAAAACTCGAAATAGCTAACCCACCTTAGTTCGGTACCTGTGCAGGCATCCGGATTTGTTTCTGGACAAGTCTTTCTTTCCCTATCCAATTGTCACTTTCGCTAACAGCAAAAGCGTATTCAATAAAGAATACAATAACATTTCATTTTGCTGGTCTGTTGTGTGCTACATAGAACTTAAGTCAGATCGAATCATTTTGCGAACATTAACGCCAAACTTTTGATTAATATGTTTGATTATTCCTTCTATACTATCATACTCCACCGTACTATAGTAATTACGATTTCCCTCTAACACCTGAATATCAGATTTACTCCAAGGTGTTCCGTTCCTTCGATCCAAAACGTAATTCGTAAGCGCAGCTTTAAATTTGCGCTTTTTTTCATATCCGACGGTTATTTTGTTCTCTCTGTTTAGCATCAATCCGAGGTTCCAATTGGAACCGGACGATGAACCGTATCTGGTTTTTTCGCGTTTAAGTGTGAACGGCGCGCCAAATTCCGCCAAAGTATCAATGATAAGCTGCTCTACCTTTTTAAAATTGAAGGTATATTTTGAGGAGACGAGAAAATCGTCTGCGTACCTCGTATATATGAAGCTCTGACCTTCAAAATTCCTAAGAGCTTTGGAAAGTTCATAATCGACCGGTATCATAATAATATTGGTGAGCGTTGGCGACAAAGGAGTTCCCTGCGGAAGTCCTCCATTTAGAAATCCTAACTCTAAAGCCTTTTGCAGTTCGCGCCGACCATCAGAGGTTTTTACAATCTCAGACAACGGGAAGACCATCGAGCACATCTTCATACAATAATCAAGGGTGGTGCTGCCAAAGAAATCTGTCAGGTCAAACTTGGCGTACCACTTGCTCTCATTTGATTGATGCCGTTGGAGAGAACTTATCGTACAGCGACCTTTAACATATGCGAACGCAGCTGTGTGATACAGCAGTCCGAAGCTTTCGAGCAGAGACTTTAACTCTGTAAGGTACTCTTTCAAAATCGGTTCCGGCGCGTTTATCTGACGGTAGGAGGCTTTCAGAATTGCTTTAAAATCCACTTTCTCGATATCAAATCCGGCTTCCTTGAGTATAGACAGAAACTTCCTTTCTGCAGCTTCAAAAATCGCTTGGTGCTCGATTGCTTCATGCGATGACAAAAGCGAAGTGAGAGCATGAGCAATAGACCCACATACTTTTGAGGCATCACATTTTATATATCTCGTTTGAGAGTCAAATACGCTTTTAAATATTGTTTCCATTCCCTTGCCGTTCTTCGGAACATAAAACGTCTTATACAACGAAAGTCTATCCACGCTTCTTATTAAGCCGGTTCTTTCATTGAACTGTGCAAGCTTAATTAACATAGATTGTATGCCGACTTTCTTCATATATTTTTCGGGAACTTTCTCTAAGGCTAAAGTTCTGGTGTTTGTTGTGTTTTCACTTATGAGCTGTCCTATCGCATCACCGTCGAGCAGGTACTCTTCAAATGACATTTGATGATACATCGGCGATTGCATGGTAGTTATATAAACCATATA